GCATCTTCAAATGCCTTTTTAAATTTTATATACATCTCATAAACCCATACACCATCTTTTATAGAAACATTTACCTGTTCCAATAAACTCACTACTGCATTTAGCTCTTGAGTTGTACATTTAACTTGTTTCAGTTTTGCCATCCATATTCTCCTTTGATAACATTTGCTTTATGAACTTCACTTTTAAATAAGTGGTTGTTGCTTGTTCTATCTCTCTACCCCTATATGTTCTTTCAGTCATTAAATCATAGATATAATTTATATCTGATAAATCTAATTTAGAAAGTTTTGCTTGTAAATCTATTACTTCTTCCTGAGGCTTTGGTTTTTTCATAGCCTTTTTCGCCTTACTCCAAAAATCAGACACTAGGACTTTCCTGCGTCAACTTTAATAATCTTTCCAGTCGCTTTGCATTCAAACTCAAAATCATAAGGATAACCGGGTATATTCTTACCACTTGCCTTATGTCTAGCTCTTAATGCTTTTTTAGGTCCAACATTTAGAGCCGCAGGTCTAACTGTCGCAGTAATCATCTTACCATCTTTTTTAAGTGTTCTTCTTTCTGGTGGAATATCAGCATTTAACCTTTTAGTAATATCAGCCTCACGCTCTTTTTTGGTCATAATCTCAACAGCAATCTCATCTTCTTGGTCCATACTCATATCTTGTTGCATTAACCAAACTCTTCTAGAGCCGTACATTATCTTACCTTCATCAGTTGCAGTAATATAATTATACTTATCAGGCTTATAACCCTCATCTTGCAATGATTTTTTAAGAGGGGCATAGTCGTAATCTACTTCCTCTAGCCCCTCATATTTATCATTCCACTTACCACTATCGGGTATGCCAATTTTCAAGTCTTTCAACTTGAAGTTTTTTACTTCCTTAGACATTATGTCTCCTGTACTACATAAAGCTCATTATTATAAATACCCTGAACTCCAACATCATCTGTAGGTGCTGTACTTGGGTTACTTATAGTTACTGGAGCTTTAGCCTTTGTGGCTAAGTTAGTTACCATCGAACCTGCATAATCATCATCGTTACCAAGTGCATCTGCTATGTCTTCTAGCGTTTGCAATGCTCCCGGTGCATCTCCGATTAAATCATCTTTAGCTGTTGTTACAGCAGATGCTTCAGTTTCTGCTCTTGTTTTACCATCAATTTTATCAGCGTCAATAGTTTGAGCAGTTCCATCAAACTTTAACTTTCCTGCATCCATTGTTATTGCTTGGTTTACAACTGAGCTTAATCCTACATCTGACTTACCAAAGGTATTATTACTACCTCCACCAATTCCAGTTACTGTTACAGTTCCACTAGAAGATGATATGCTTATACTTGAGTTTTTTAATGTAGATGGTGCTTTACTGTCTTTTAGTGTGTTTACACCAGAAACAACTTCAAAAGTATCATCAGTTATTGTCTTAGCGGCTGTACCTGCACTTGCACCTGATTCAATACTTGCTACTTCTGTACTTCCAACTTTACCAGTTAAATCACCTGAAAGAATATCAGCTTGACTTTTATTTTCAACGCTTGATAAACCTATAGAGGTCTTAGTAAAAGTATTATTAGATGTAGATGCACCACTTAATGTTACTGTACCACCAGAAGCTGATAAAGATATTTGGTCATTCTTTAACGCATTGTTAGCATTAGCTACATTTAGCTTTGGAGTTCCACCATCATCTGTAAAAGCATCATCAGTAATTGTTTTAGCAGTTGCTCCATCTGAGGCATTTGATTTAATTGTACTAACTGCTGTTCCACCTATTGTCACATCTGTCTTAATAGTACCAGTTAATTCTCCACCTAGTATAGTTGCTGTAGAATTATTATCTACATTATCAAGTGACATTGTAGCTTTCAAGTCTGATGGACTTTCATTTACCACATTACCTAAGCCAACAGCTCCTTTAGTTGCAGTTACTGCTTCCCATTCTCCACTTGTTACAGCATCATCACCAGTAGCAGTAGCTCTATATTGTTTATTACCATCATCTGTATCAAACCAAATATCACCAGCATTTAGTGCCGTTGGAACACCGGTTTGCCTAAAGGTTGTTGGTTTAGCCGCACCAGTATTAGCTTCTGTTTTAATGGTGTTCATTGAAGTTCCACCAACAGTTACAGAAGTTGAAATAGTACCAGTTACTTCTCCAGCTAATATTTCAGACATACTCTTGTCATCTACACTGCTTAATCCAATATCTCCTTTGTCGATAGTACCACTACCTGCATTATTTAGAGTTACTGTTCCACCACTTGATGTTAATGTGATTTGAGCGTTTTTAAGACTATCAGGTGCGTTAGTACCATCAGACTTAATTTGCTCGTGGTTAGTAACATTGCCTAACCCTACATCACTTTTATCATATGTATTTGCACCTTTACCCTGTTTAACCTGTACCCATTCTCCTGACGCTACTTGGTCAGCTCCTACAGATTCAGCAAAATACATAATGTTATTATCATTAGTATCGTACCAAATGTCACCAATATTTATTGATGTTGGTGGGTCGTTTTGTTTAAAGGTTTTAGGTCTACTTGCTCCATCTGACGCATTAGTAACGACTGTACTTGCATTAGTACCATTAAGAGTACCCGTAAAGTCGCCATCTGCACGTTGGAGCTTCTTCCAGACTTTTGCCATTTGTCTCTCCTTAGCTTTCTTCTACGGACACCACTAATGTACCTTCAGAACTATTGTAATACATAGTTCCTTCAGCATTGTCAGTCGGTGCCGATGTTCTTGGTTTTAAATGCACAGCTCCTTGGTGGTCAACCGAGAACACCTCTGTGCTATTATTAAGTATTTGAAACAAGTCTCCAGATGATACTGTAGAACTTGTATTGTGTTTTAAAATATTTCCGTCAATTAAGTCTGGTAAAACCTCTACATCAGTAGAGCCATTATCTCTATAAAACTTCCCATCTGAAGTATTATACCAAACTAATTTTGTGTACACATCCTTTACTAGATTAGGACTTGATAAACTTCCCGCCATTATGAAACCCTCGTATATGTTGGTGTTACTGGTCTAGTTACTCTAGTAATAATTGGAGCAGTCGGTGTTTTTACTCTCGCCATTACTGGAGCACTTACCTTAATTACTCTTAATGTTTTTGTCCCTTTCTTTTCTACAAAAAGGGTAAGTAGTATATTGCTAAAAGGATACGCTAATTCTGCGAATGTTTTATTAATATCATTAAAGGTTACACTACTCATTAAAAATCCATTGGTTTCATAGCCAACCTAGACCCGTCTCTCCCCCTAAATGCGTAAGCCTTGGCTTTTTTAACACCTACTTCATACTTAGCCATATAATGCTGTGATAAAGGTATTGTTTCAACCTTTCTTTCATAGCCATTTGCTATTACACGATTTACCAAGGCTTCGTGGAATTGCTCAGGTATTTCAGTTTCCTGTTCTTGATATTCCGTATCAGCCATAGTTGGTGCATTAGATGTACCACCCTTCAGGTACACTCCTAAATATTCAGCATCTTTATTATATGCCGAACTCTCTGTATCATCAAATTTTACAAAACCATCTCTTTCAGGACCTTCTCCCGGTACTAAAAACTTATCAGGTCTTTGTATATAAAGAAGGTTTATAGGTTTGGTTTCTGTTACTGATGTAAATTCATCAGTGTCAGCATTATAATATGCTATAAGGACCGAATCTCTTTCGGTCCACCATAAATATTGACTTATATTTAAACTTCTTCTTTCCATTATAAATCCAAGTCCCTCTTAGTAGGTCTTCCTATTAACTTTTTAATAGTCTTATCATCATAGTCAACACCCTTAACTTTAATAATATGTTTCTTTAGAGGATATACTCTTTGCCCCGCTACCGTATCAAATCTATCTATTGATTCTATTATTTCAGTCCTAAACCCCATATCGTTCATAGCATCGTTTAGGTATCTTATGATTTCCACCTGTCCCATTGATGGATGGTGCTGTTGCACTCTTTCAATCATTTCTTTTAACTTCATACCGCTTTACTCTCTTCTGGATTATCTAATATTCCAGCACTTCCAATATTCGCCTGTATAAATTCCTGTTTCTTACCAGAAACTAACTGTAACTGTCCTTGGGTCCATTGATAATCTACTTGAATTTTTTGAATAATCTTATCGAATAATGTCATTTTCTTTTGAAGATTTGTTTGGAACTCTTGAAGTTCTTGACTCTTACTTGTTACCTGAGCATTTATCTCAGCATTAAACTCTGATAAGTAAGCATTTGCTCTAGCTAATTCTTGACCTGCAACACTTAATGTAGAAGCAACCATATCTTCATCTTCATCAGCTAACCAGTATTGTACACTTTCAGCTTCTGTGTCTCCACCTAAAGTCTGTCCATCAATTAAGTTCTTAGCTTTATCTATAGCATCTTGAAAATCAGTTGATGGAAATGTGTAAGTAATGCTTAAATCTAAATCTGCTATCTGGTCAAATAGTGTAGTATCAGCATCTAAATCAGTAGGTAGCTTTGTTCTAAAATCAGCTAACCTTTCTATTAGTATTAATTCTGCGGCGTGAAGAACTACAAGTTCTAAAAATTGACTTGGAAAATTAGTAACTGATTCTCCGTTATCATTTATGGTCCTACCACTTGCTGATTTAACATAAGTTATTGCCCAGCCATTAGGTGCTGGTCTTATAAATAATTTGTTTTGATTATCTAACCAGTAAACTGGATTATCAGTTAAGGCATAATAAATACTTTTACTATCCTCAACGTGCTTTGCTTGTGTTGCTGGAACAGGTTGACAGAAATTAACTCTAGGACTACCTGAGCCTATCCTTACATCTATTAGATGTAGACCACTATAATCTACTATCCAATCTATACCAGCAGTTTGTACACCACTATTTAAAGAAACATCTTGTTCTTGTGAAAAAGCACCTAGCAATCCGGGGTTGCTCATTGCAACAATGGATAATGTATAATCTACGCCCTTTTCTAGAGCTTCTGCTACATTTTCATTTGCGACACTGTTTGTGTAATTTGCTATTTTAGTACTTAATGACATATTATCCTTTCAGTAAGGGGGGTCCGAAGACCCCCCAGTTACTATATTACGACCACTGCATCAAAGCGTGAGTCTCAGGAAGGGATATTTCTAAACCAGCTTCGGTTAAGATAATATCTTTTCTTCCGTCCATATTGTTATCCTGAACATTAGTGATAATGTGTGTATCTCTTGATACTCCATTACCAGCCAATGGACGATACTTAACATTAGCCATATCAATAGCTATTGCTACGTTCTCATCGTGGTTTCTGAACAACGGCTCAGCAACAAAGTGTAAGTTACCAAAAATGGTATTTACTTTTGTTACAGCGTGTCCAAACGCACCCTTGATATTCTGTACATCAAGCTTATAGCTATCAGTTGTTACAGTGTTACCTAAGAATGAGTTACCATCTAGCTTGTTTAACCAAGCAAGTATCTTGCGTGAGCAAAGTACTAACTTGTCGCCAGAATTTCCACTCTCTGGAGCAAAGAACTCTTCCATTGCATCAATGAAAGAACCATAAGTAGAACTATTGTAAGTAAAAGCATAGTTCTTACCATTTGCCAGAGTATAAGGAACGATACCGTGAGAATAT